GACTCGGAGTACACGATGTCACCGTTATGCGCGGTGATCTCGGTATCGTCGCCAGGCTCGGGATGGAGTGTTGAACCATCCTCCGATGAATACCCCAGTGGTGCCAAACCGACAGGAACGACCCAGTCCAAACCGGCAGGTTCGGTGAATCCCTTCTCGTCGTAGGGGATGAGGAACAGCTCATATTGTTTGATGAGCGCAATGTACTTCGCTTCGTTCGCGGTTTGCGCGTAATTGTCTTCGGCCATACGGCCACCTGCCTTCCAGTAGGTAATGGGAACAATGAAAGATGTGTGGCGGCACGTGGAATCTGCTGCTATCGGACCAGCACGTTCAACAGCACCAGCGAATAGGCGAACAGGAGTTTCGACTCGTCATCCAACGACCTCATTGGCCCGCTGGAATGCTCCGAGTCGATCACCTTCGCGTAACCGGTCGAGAGGATATGGGATTCGATATCGGCGGAAAGCTCCTGCGCGGCCTTCCAATCGGCCGCACCGCTCTCCAACACCACATACACCGACAAGCGCAACGTCACATACTGGGTAATCGGCGTGACCAACTGCCCCGGCTCGGCCACCAGCACACACTCCCGGTAGGGGAATTCCGTGCTCTGCCGCACCGTGGAGAACACCACGCCAGGAAACGCTTCGCGCAGTTCCGGCAGCAGGAACGATTCGACCCTGATAGGTCTGACAGGGGGACGCATCATAATCGAAGCCTCCCTGTCGCCTGAGTGAGCAGACCATGTTTCGTCTCGTCGCGTTCGGGGCATCTCATGACCGCGCCGGAACGGTTGATACCGTCACGCGACTCCACTTCGATGCCCTTCCCGGCAGCCTCCTCACAGGCGGACTGTATCTGACGTTGCAGCATGGGGCTTTTCAACACCTGCTCGCGGAATGCGGCACGGTTGATGACGAATCTTGCACGGTTTGCCATGTTCAATCCGCCTTCACCCGCACGCTCAACTGGTCGCCCTTGTACACGCCACGCAGGCTGCGCCACTCGCCCACGATCCCATCCACCGGCAGCCTGTGACCGCGAACATCGATGAGATCACTGTCGAGAATGCCGGTGGGTTCGCTGCCGCGAATGTAGATCGTGTACCCCCTGATGACGCCGAGCGATGACGTGCCCGGCGTATCACTCAGCGTGACCGGTGCCACCACCGCCTGAAATGACTTCCACAAGGAGACGACACCATCAATAGGCTCGCCATCCACGTCCACACCGGCGGCAACTGCACGGTACACGTCGATCCGCTCACTCATGGGCGCATCACCCAGACCCTTCCGGTTTTCCTGGGGCGGTATTTACGCGCAAGCGATATGCTGTCCGGGCTGAGCATCGACTGCCCTCCCACGGCCCAGGTGCCGAATGTCCCGCCGTCTGTGAGTGGACCGGTGACCTCCGTGGTCTGTGTATAGCCTTCTCTTGCTTTGGGATTGATGCTGATGATCTTCTGCGTCTCGTCTGCAATCTGCAATCGCACAACATCAGGCACCTGCTCGTACCCGGCCTTGTACGTGACCGTGGCGAAACTATCAGACCCTAATACCGGGACTCGTATCGCGTTGCCCTCCACCGTCCAAGTCAGGGCTTCTGTATCATCCGACACTACGCTGATAACGTCCACCAGTGGCGTCCGTGGAAATCGTATGAGGCCACCGTCCGCCTTGAGCCGATGCGTATAGGTTTCCACGGAGAACGTCTGACTGGCTTCAGTGCGGAACTTCTCGGAAAGGAGATCGAGCACGTGCTGCGCACGGTTCTGCTCGTCACCCGTGAGATCCCTGCCTAGGGCTTTTGATACATCACTCGTACTTGCCAACGCCGTGACTGTCATACTCATATCTCCTTCCGTCATCTCTCCGGTTACGCGGTGGCGGTGTACACCTGCACTGCGGTCGGGCGGAGCACACCACCGCCGTAGACATGGAGACCGCGAATGCGGTCGGCGAACTTGTTCTCGCCGCGCATGGCCTCGGTCTTGGTGATCTGGCTGACGAACGCCAATGCAGGCTTGTACAGGCCGATGGCCTGTGGCAGGGTCTCCTCGGCGAGGAAGTCGCTGGTGACCACGTTGAATCCGAGGATCCTTCCGATGGAGGCCTCGCGAAGCCCGTCCGAGTCCCCAACCTTGTCGAAGCTGGTGATCTTCGATGAGTCGGAGAGCAGCTGCGCCTCGAAGGCGCTGTTGATGATCAGATACCGGTCGGTCTTGGGCGCGAGTGCCAGGTTCAGCGCGCCGCGCACCTTGAGGATTGCCGCGTAGGCGTCCTCGTATGTGGCGATGGCGGCCGGAGAGGCGATTGAGGTGCCTTTGGTGACAAGCAGATCGGTCAGGAATGTTTCCGCATCCTCGGCCAGGCCGTTCGCCGCCGAAGCGGTGTAGTCATCGAAACCTGGCTTGGACTGGATGCGGTCGATGTCATCAACGAAGAAATCGAAGCTTTTCTCCTGATCGATGAGCAGGTCGATGCCAGTGTCCGAAAGCGAGTCCGGGGTGGTGGTGCGTCCTGCCGCCTTGTAGTCCTTGACGGCGATGTCCACGATTCCGGGGATGTGGATCTTCGAACCCTGGGTGAGTTCGCCCTCGTAATCCCGGTTCGCCAGTGCGGTTACCACCGACTGCTTGTGGAAGTTCTCGAGAATGGATGCGCTCCAGATCTCGGGGATGAAATGATTCAAGGCCATAACGGCCCTCCTTAACGTTGTGTGCTGACGCCCATGATCTGGTCGAGTTTGCCGTGTTTGCGGGCCTCGTTGATGTCATGTGGCGTCATGGTTTTCAGATCGTCCATGGATAGTTGCTGTTCGCCGTTGATCGGTTCGCCACGTTTGACCGCATCGCTTGACGATGTGGACGCTGGTGGCGTCGGTCCTGTTCCACGCCATGCGATGGCCTTGTCGGCTGATGCGCGGAGCGTGTCCTCGTCACTGCCGGTCAGTAGTTCGACCGGGACGTTCTTCTCGATGGCGATGCGTGCCTTGAGGTTCTCCAACCGCAGGCTTTTGGCTTCCGCTTCGGATTTCGCTGCGGCTTCCTGCGCCTTCTGCAGTTCGGTCTTGCTCTGCTCCTGGAGTTCGTCGAATTGGCGGGCCTTGTCGGCGTTCGTCTTTTCGTTCTGCTCGTGCTTGCGGCTCATGGCCTTCCACTTCTCGGCCTCGGACTTCCAATCGAAGTTATCCGGTGTAGGGGTGGGTTCCGGGTTGTCTGCCGGACTGCCCTTGTCGGGTTCCGGCGAGCCGCCACCTTCCGGCGGGGTGTCGATCGTGTGGATGAATCTCAGGCGTGCGAACCTGTCCATGTGTGCTCCTTGTCAGGATGGTAATAAAAAAGCACCCTGTCGGGTGCCTGAAATCTTCTGGTTCACGAGAGGCTGTGCGCCCCGGTGAAATGCTGGTCTCGCCAGGTGAGTGTCGGCCCGTATTCGCCGTGTTCTCGAACGAGGATGAGCTTGCGATAATCGGGGTCTCGTCCGCTTCGATCGGATACGCCGAGTCTGCTCTCGACAGCATCGTGAGCGGCTTCCAGCGTCTTCTCGTCGATGACCCAATCGGCACCGCGTCCTTGGGGAATCGGCCCGAAGTTGCAATCGCAGCCCGGGTGTATCGGCATGACGTGATCCACCTTGTAATGCTGGGTGGAGGCGATTACGCACAGTGCGCAGTTCTCACGTCCGGTCAGTATGCGGCGAAAATAGTGGGTGCCGTCCCACCGGCTCATGGTTCGTTGCCCTTGGCGTACCTTCGCCAACTGCATGTCTCCGCCTATGAGCTGCAGTAGCCTCAGACCGCCTGAATGCACGGCCTGATCGTAGCTGCCGCCGTTTGCCAGACCGGTGTACACGGTCGTCCCGGGGCGCTCGTACACGGTTTTCGGGTCAACCCCGCGACCGTTCAGTATGGTGTCCTGGTCGATGGGTTCCAATGTGGTCTCTATGCCCAGCTCTTCGGCGCATCTGATGAGGTACGCCTGGGTGAGCTGGGCTGTCTTTAACTGGCCTGCCTGCACGCGTGGGACGATGGCATCGACGAGCTCGTGGATGTTGTCATCCCTATAGTCGGGGAACGACGCCCAGAGGTCCTGCCCGAACTGTTCGACCATCTTTCGGACACGATGCACCTGCTCGTCATACGCTGAGGCCAGTGCGTCAAGATTGCGTTGCGCCTGCTCCATTGCCCACCTTCTGGTTCGGTAGCGTATTGAGAGCAAGGTTCAGTTGCTCCTCGGCCCTGCGTTGCTTGTCCTGCGCGATCTGCTCAGGGGAATATCCGAGGATGTTGCGTTGGATGGTCTCCAAAGCCTCGCCAGCGGCTTTCGCCTGAGCGGCGGCCGCATACTTCTCGGTCATACTCACCGCGTTCGGCGGTTCGAACACCACCTCAAGAGTCTGGTCTCCGATATCCACTCCCTCGATCTGCAGGGCCTTGACCATGGCGACGTTCAACGCCGGACGGAACCGTTGGATACGGTCCTTCGCCTTGAACACCAACTGCTTCTGCGGCTCCTCGGCACCATTGGCGCTCTGGTTGGCTGAATCAGGAAGCATGGCGCTCAACGGGGTGGCGGTTTCAGCGGCCAGTTCACGCCAATCATCCTTCACGGCAGCGAGCATGTCCTGGAAGCTCGTCTGCTGAGACTCCCAGATCTCAACGCCGGGCGGCAGCTCCCACAAGGCACCAGGCGCGGGTTCGAACAGGGACTTGTAGTCGATGTCGTTGCCGTCCTCGTCCGTGTCGGGAAGCCCTTCACCGTTCTGCGAATCGTCGACCTTGAGGGCACGCTGGCGGAACGCCTGCATGCTCATGGTCACCAGGCGCTGCAGAATACCCCAGTTGATGCGGTCGATAAGACCGAGCTGTGACTGGAACTCCCCCTTGCCATCCTTGTTCTCCAAGATCACCACCGGTGGATTCCCCTCATACTCTTCCATCGTGAGCGTGGGGTTCCATCCGCCCTGAACGCTGCGGATCAGCTTGTCGTCGGTGTATGAGTCCCGCGAGTAGCCGAGTTTCACCCCATCAGCCCAAACGACCATGTAATCGGTTCTCTCGGAAGGCACGCGCCACACCTTGACAGCGGCAATGGCCTTCCAAGGCTGCGTGGGGTCGGGTTCCACGTAGAATTGCGCCGCGTCCTCACGGGTCACGACGGCATGACCATCCACACCTTGGGTGACCAGCAGATAACCATATCCAGTGGTGAGCGCGTCGAATACGGCGTCCGAGACGGCCACATCCATGCGATTGTCCCGCCATACGCGCTGAGCTGCCAGCACCTGCGGGGAATCGTTCGCGTCACCGACGATGATGCCATTGGGCACAATGCGTTCGGCCAGGGTGCTGACCACCAGTCCACCCGAGTTCGTCAGGGACTTGCGTTGGAACGCGGCCCATGAGGCTCTCAGGTTCGGTCCCATCTCCGGCAACGGAGCATGCCCGTTCGTGTATGACCTGAGGAACAACGCCCTGTCCTTCGACCTGTCCAGCTTCCCGGTCAGGTATTCGACCCATTGCTGGCTGTTCATCTCTCGCACGGCGCTCTCCACTTTCTCCTAGTACAATCTGCGCGGCTTGCGGCGTCTAGCCTGTTTCGCCGCGCCCTTGCCAACGGCATCGAGTCCGGCCTTGTATGCGAACATGGATCCCCATGCCGCGTCGATCTTCGAGTAATCCTTATCGTCGGCTGGCTTGTCCAGCACGTATCCCGCACGGCGAGGCACCTTCCTGGCGTTGAGGAAGTGGGCCGTCAGCTGTGGGTCACCGTCATAGGTCACCTGATGCTGTTGGATCGCAGACAGCAGATCGGCGAACGCTTCGCAGGTGTTCGACACGTTGCGTTGCGGCCAGCGAATCGGCTCGCCCGTGCTGATCTTTGCCTTCAACCGTCGCGAGTACTTGGATTCCCATGCCTTCACGTCACCGGCCCAACCGGCAGACGGATCCGCGTAGAAGCCGACGATGTTGTGGGTTTTGAACCATTGATCGACGGTCTGCTCTATTTCCAGTCTTGGAGGCTGCCAGCCCTCGCCCTTAGGCCCATCCGGCTGTGACCAGATGCCGATCTTGAACAGGTGATGCTGCGTGATCGAATACCCGATGAGCACGGTCGAATCGGCGATGCCGATCTTGCGTCCCTCCGAGCCGTCGAATCCCAGTGTGATCGGCTCGTTCGTGCCGATGCTTTTACCATCATCCGCGATAGCCCTCACCTCGGGCTGCGTGAGCCACGCATCCGAAGCACTGCTGATCTGGTTCAGGAAGTCCGCGCACATCTCCGCAGGGTCACTGTCCGGGTTCCAGAAGTCGTCTGCCGTCCGCTCCACATCGACCCACCCGGGCGAGCACGGGGGATCATGGATCAGGCAGCCATGCGGGTCGCCCGACGAATCACCATAAGCCACGCGCAGACCATGAATCAGCGACTTTCGTTCGGAGATGTCTGTATCCAGGGGCGCGCCTCGATGATCGTAGAGAATCGTTCGTGCGGCTTCTTTTTTCACACGTCCGAGCTTGACCTGCTCATGGAATCTCGCCGTGGTCTCCGCCACTGAATTCTCGCCGATCGTATACGCGTTCGGTGTCTCGATGGTCACACCACCGAGCTTCGTGGCATTATTGCGAAGTGTTTTGGCGAGCTTCTGGCCGCCATTGGAGGGCAGCCATGTTTCGGTCTGGTCCATGATGGCGGCGACCGCTCGAGCGCCCTTGATGGCTGTGGCCGATGATGTTCGCGTCTCGATACGCCCACGCCTGAGCGACACGAACGTATCCATGGCATCCACGCCATACTCGTCCTGAGCCGGTGATCCACGCAGCATCTCCAACAACGGGTCCCATGTGTTAGCCGTCTGATCGTCAGTGGTTGCCGTGACCTGCACCAGAGGCGTCCTGCGCTCACTCCAAGAAACACCCACGGGCTGGCCTGAGGAATCCCAACCATCGCAAAGCACAGGGCCCATGCCCTCCACACAGGCTATGGCCGCCACGAACGGCGACTTGCCCCATCCCCTCGGACGAGACAGCACCGCACGATGCTTCACCCTCTTGCACGTCTCAGGATCGATCTCATACAAGTCAACCAGGAAATCGATCTGCTCCTGCGTGGGAACGAACGGCTGAACATCCGGCGTATCAGGACGCAGCAAATACGAGGTCATCCAATCGGCGACCAGATACCCGAGCGTGGGGAATTCCTCCAACTCGTCATACGGTCTCCACGGCATCGCTACTCCCCCACTGAAAGTCTCCTTGCGCCATTACGGCGAGAACGCGCCGAATCAATGTCATTCGGCACACGAGCGTCATCGGCAGCATCGGTTGCCGGTGAGAACGCGATGCGCAACCGCGCCCTGTCCTCTGGGGTCGCACCGAACTTCGCGACCCTCAGCCTAAGCTCCGAAGCCTGTTTAAGATCACCCGACCAATACGCCGCATGGATACGCGCGGTATCGAGGAGGAAATCCCAATCCGTCTGCGTGAAATCAGCAGACAGCGGGCTCTCACCCCACATGCTCCACCAGCGGCGCGTCTGCTCAGGCCACACGAACTTCTGCGAAACCAGATCGCCATCAACGCTCACCTGCACATCAAACTCAGGGAGATCTGGCTGCACCACCGCAGACGCTTCAACCACCTTCAAAGGCGACCGATCCCCATTGCTTCTCGCACGATTACCCGGTGCCTTCGGAGGCGGACCAATACCAGCCATGAAAACCTCCAAACGTTTGAATACCAACGAAATTAGCGTTACAATAGAGCCATGAGAACATGCGAGGAATGCGGCCAAGAGCTACCAATCACATCCCGAGCAACCAAACGATACTGCTCCACACGGTGCCGGGTCGCAGCACACCGCAAAACCGAAATCCCCCAGGACATGCTCAAACAGCCACGATGGGTCAACTGGATACTCAAAGACAGCAGGAAGATACCCACCAACCCCACCACCGGCACATACGCATCCAGTACCAACCCCGCGACATGGAGCGACCACCAGACCGCCAAACAGCACGGGAACAAGCTTGGATACATGGTCGGCGCAGGCATCGGATGCATCGACCTTGACCACTGCCTGCACGACGGGAAACTCACCGAAGGCGCGAGCATCATCGTCAGCCAATACCAAGGCAACTACATCGAGATCAGCCCAAGCGGCGACGGCCTGCACATCTGGGGAACAGCCCCGGAACAGGCAGGATTCAAACGCACATGGCAAGGCCAATCGGTCGAGTTCTACAGCCGGGCACGCTACATCACCATCACCGGCAGAACATGGCAGAAAGGCCAGCTCCTGCCCCTCTAGGCCAAAATCCCCAGACCCGTACAAACAAAAACCGACAGCACCTTATAGTGGCATGAGAGCCCCGGTGGGGGGGTCCCTACCGGGGTCTGTCAGTCCTGGGTGCTGTGGTTTTCTTGGTTTGTTTTTTCGTTGCAGTGCGGTGAGCTCCTGTTGTGCTTCTTGTCGTGTTTTCTGCTTGTGGTGCCAGCGGCAGAGCCATTGGAGGTTGTCGAGGTTGTGGTTGTCGCCGTGTTGTTTGTGGTCGCAGTCTGTGCCTTTGGCTGTGCATTGTGTGCCGTTGTGCAGTTGCGCTTGGCAGCGTCCGCCTGCTTTTGCTTTGACTTGCTGTCGTATGGCTTCCCAGTTGTCTGGCAGTCGTTCGCTTCGATCTGTGTCCCATGTCATGGTGGTTATGGTTTGACTAGGGCGGTGCTGTCGGCTGGGATGCGGATGCTGCCAAGGGTACCGATGGTGACCGTGACGTTTGTTTCGTGTATCACTTCTTCGCCTGGGGTTTGTAGTCCGAGGGAGAGTTGGTAGGTGTCGATACCGGTGAGGGTGCCTTGCATTTCTTCGCCCTGGGGGGTGGTGATTCGAATGGTCTTACCCAGGTGGGTGCCGTTGAGTGTATCGACGGGGATTGGGGCATTAACGTATGTGACACCGGTGTCGATCATTGCTTTACCTCAGGTGCGATCTGGCTGATGGATGCCCAATGTCCTGATGGATATGCGCATAGTGTGCTGAAATGTTTACCCCACACCGTGAGTGTCCCCGTCTTCTTGTCGATGCGATAGCCTCGCGCTTGGGGTAGCTGCATGGTCGTACCGTCTTTGAACGTGACCTCGTACATGTTGATTCCTCTCTGTAGATGCGCCGGAAGGCATCTGAAACATTCTTGATGACCCGTGCCAATGTGTTGAAGGCTTGCGCGACAGCATGCTTGACGGTCTTCACGCATTGCTGAACTTTATGGATGGTTTGAAGCATCTGCTCTAGATCAGGCTCCCATACGACTAACTCTGTACTCATGCGCTCGCCTCCAAGTAATATTGCCCCACTCTCGTCTGCCTTTGTGGGCTTTGAATGTTGTGGCGAGGCAGGGCAAGTGTTAAAAGGTGGGAATTTCAGCTGTCATGAGCGCTATGATGAACAATCCCAAAAGGAACGTTATCGAGGCCATGATTCTGACTGATATGGCGTCGTTATCCAGATAAAGCACCAGACCACCGAGAACGAACATTCCTAACGCCACTAGAGCCTGGAGCAGTATTACAACAATCGTTGCTACCATCGTGTTCCTCCGTTGGCTTTGAAGTGTTTACTCTTTTTCGAATGCGTCCATGAATGCTTGTGTGGCTCGTTGGAAGCGGTGTTGCAGGCTGGTCTCATCCACGCTGACTTCGACGGTCTGGTATTGGTATCCGCGTTCGCTGGTGGGTTTGATGCGCAGCGGCACCTTCACGCGGAAGCTGCACAGTACTTCATCGTCGCTTTCGGGAGCGGTGATGGATAGTTCTATCTCGGTGTGCGGTGCCATCATCGTGTGCCTCCGTGTGAAGTGTGGTGCCTGGTGGTGAAAGGTTGTAAAGGCCACCAGGCAAGTGTTGTGTTTTGTCTGCTCTCGCTGAGATAGTTTGTTCATGGAAGAGAAGCGGATTAACGCTAAGAACATTGTTGTTTCTACGTTCAACAAAGCTATAGAATCGCAATATCCGGTAGCGCGAGATACTGTCGCCCGTCTGCGTCGGTTGAATCCCGATAAAGGGCCAACCGAGCTTATCGCTTTGCTGAAGAAAATCTATCTGGGAACAGTTGGGTCGACTGGTGCCGCGTCGGGCGCGTCCGCCATAATTCCGAATGGATTTGCACAGATTGCCGTGACAGCCGCTGATCTTGGCACATTTCTGGAGGCCTCAGTCCTATACATTTTTGCCGTTGCCGACATACACGGCTTGGATGCGGAGGACATCGAGCGTCGAAAACTTCTGGTGATGACAGCTCTCCTTGGCGATCAATCAGCCAAGACGGTTGTACAGCCACTGCTTAACCGAAGCGTTCCCTACTGGGGCAAGGCAATCGTTAACTCCATCCCCATGTCCACCATCAATGCAGCGAATAAAGTACTCGGGCCACGTTTCATCACCAAGTACGGCACCCAACAAGGGTTGCTTGTTCTAGGCAAGCAATTACCCATGTTCATAGGCGTCGGCGTCGGCGTTGCAGGTAATGAAGTGTTCGGGTGGTTCGTTATCAAGTCCGTGAAAAAAATCCTTGGACCAGCACCACAGGAATGGAAATCAGAGACAGATATACAAGCCACTGTCGAACCTGACCAAGAATAAACCTCAATCGTTCCTCCAGCGAGAGTCGAACCCACTTTAACTAATCGCCGCGCCGTGCGGAATCAGAGGAATCATGCCACATTAAACATGTCGAAATATTCGTCTATCAGCAACTACTTAATTTCATCTTCGTCTTGTTGAACCCGTATATCATCATTGTGAACAATGGTTATCAAACTTCGAAGTAGCCAAAGAAGCCTGGCAATACCATTTAGACACACCAAAATCGATAGTTCAAAGAACCAGACAGAAACCCAATTCAAGCTCGAATACAAAGTCAGGACTGCACCCAACGCTAATCCGGCACTAACAAATCCAGAGTTGCTTACCGACATCCAATTTCGTTCAAGAGATGCACCTGCCTTAATCCTCAGAGAACGAAACGCACTAGGTTGTGTCGACAAACCAAAAACTACCACCACACCGGCGAATCCAGCCGTTAGAGCAGAAACATTCAGAACTGCTAGATAAATATCAGCCTGCTGATCTGCTTGCGTAGATTCAAGTCCATACCAAATATGAGGAAACCTCGGTACAAACAAATCCAGAAGAATATGAAGAGCTACCCCAGCAAATAATAACAAGTTGACCTTGCCGGGGTTATCCTGCACAAAAGCAAACACCTTGCCAAGCATTCTCGACATTCTCGACATTCTCGGCATCATCATGAATCACCTCACGTGGATTATCTTCTCCCAATTTTCCTTCTAAAAGTACCTATTGCATCCATCATCCCAGAAAGAATCACTTCTGGCGATGGTTCATCATCTTCCGAGCCTCCAATGCTAACTGATTCAGAGTACCGTTCATTGAGAAAATCGATTGGATCTGATTCCAGACCGCCCTCGTTATCGTTAATGACTGTTGCCTGAAGTTTTGACAACTTCCCATGAGTGGCAGCATCCGAATCTACAAGGCGTCTAACTTCATCCAGAAGTGTTTCACTTCCATAGCCAAGACCGCCAATGTTTGCTCGACCAAAGCTAAGAGTCATTTCTACAGACATCTCCTGATCTGAAATCCTTGCGACCTCTGAAACAGCTTTATTAACGTGCCCTGCGACATCATCAGATTCGATAGCATCATCATGCAGAGATACATATCTAAAAGATAATCTCCTCGCTCCATTGGCTAATTGCAATCTACGTAACGCATCTTGTGTAAAGACTGGGCGAAGCTCAAAAACAGAGTCATTTTCAACATTGTGGCAAAAAGCATCAATCCAATCACTGATAGCACGTGGGGTTGGCCCGCCAGAGGACCTCATCATTGCGACATATCGCGTTCCCGTCACAGGAAGGATATAGCAAGGTTCAAGAATATTAACAATTCCCGACTGCTGAGCTTTTTCCGCCAAGCTCTCAATAGAGCCCTCGAAATTAATGATATCCGGCCAATCAATCGTTGGCCGCAATTTACACAAGTAGAAGAAGTCCATAGCAGGAGAAGTACAGTTTCGTACTGAGCCATTGTATCTTCTGCTACTAAAGGTATTCCATTTTTCGCTATCCGTCGCTATATCAACATCACCAAAAAACCGCTTCCAACGCGTCTCCGCCCAAGTTCGGGACTGTTGGTGTTGATCGACTTCTACGCCCTCAAAAAATGTCACTCGTCGTTTTCTGACTGCCATCTTCTTGCTCCCCTGCAGAACTGATGTAATTTCATCAATCCTATCCCCAGGGGAGCTTGCTTTTCGCTATTTACGTTACATTCAGGGAAACATCAGGAATGAATCCACGAAAGGCCCGGGATTGCTCCCGGGCCCCGCATATGAAAATAATCAACTTTATTAAGTATGCTGGCCACAGTTGGCGGATGCAAATATTGGCCACACTTACCGGTTTGCCGCTCCCCATACGTCCCAGAGCAGGTACACGGGCTTGCCGTCCTGCTGTCCGACTGGTTTCAGCACCTTGCGTCTCCGCCATTCGTTGATGGTTTTCCGTTTCACCTCGATCCCGCAGCTTTTCAACAGTTTGCTGAGTGCTGCGGCCGTCCCTTGTGCATCGGATATGGCGAGCTTGAATATCCTCTGTTCCTGTACCTGGTTGATGTTGACGGTCTGTCCGCATCCGCAGGGCTGCCATCCCGCTGCTAGGTCATCCTCTGAACTCCATACGTCGTCTCCACAGTATGGGCATTGGCCGATGAGGATGCGTGACTGCGGCGGCTCCAACTGCCGGTCCAACCGTCTGGCCGCGATGGTGGCCAGGGTGTGGATGCTGGCCGCGTCACGTCGCTGCATGAGTGCCGGGGCGCGTTGGGACACGGCTTTGAGGAGGCTTTCAGCGGGCAGGTGCCCGTACTGCAAAGTGAGCACACCAGCCAAGGTGCGGGCGTATTTTTCGATGCTCTGCTGCAACTGCCATGCCCCCGCGTTGAGTGGGATCGGGGCCACGGTACGACTTCCGTGCCCTTGCTCCTTGGCCATGACGGTGGCTTTCTTCGCGGCCACGATACGCAGGTCGGGCAGGCGAGCGGCCAGGTGGCGCAGGGTGTGCGCCAACTCGGTCGTGCATTTGTCGCATACCCTTGCTCCTGCGGTTTCGCTGCCGCAGACCTGGCAGCCGACGATGACGTTCACCATGTTGGCCCCTTGTCTGCTAGTGCTGCTCGTAGTCCGTTGATGACTTGCTTGTTGTAGCCGAATTCGCGTCGTATGCGCTCGTCGTCGGCTCCCTCGCGCATGAGCTGGGTGGCGCGCTCGTACTGTTTCTCACGACTCATGCTTCCTCGCTTTCGTAAGGGTTGGGCGTTGCGCCAAATCGTTTATCCTCCTCGAAGCCGGAAACGTATCCTTCGTCCCAGGCTTTGGCTTTCACTTTGCGTAGCCACCGGTTGAAGGCGAGTTTTTTCAAGCGTCGTGATTCCAGCCAGTCGGTTTCGGTTTCGTATGGGTTGCCAATTTCGCCTTTGCTTTGCCAGCAGGATTCGACTTCCTCGGTGGTTGGCGTATGTGCCTCGTTTTGCCGTCCAGCGGCTTCCGTGTGCCCCGTTCGTGGCGTATGGCTATCCTTATCGGTCTTGACGTCTACCGGGCCGCTCTGAGGGCTGATATAGCGTTTAGTCATCCGACTCACCATCAATACCCAGAGCCTCGGCGAAATCGGACTTGAGTCCGACGTAGTTTCCCGCTGCGTCTTTTTCGCAGAGAACATCATTGGCTATTCGATTGCCATCGGGACTGTTCACGGCATAATTCATCAGGTTCGCTATCCGCAACTGCTCGGCAATGGCGATGAGAGCGTGCGCCTGTGCTAATTGGGCTTGTGCAGTCGCTTTCTCAACCGAGACTCCCGCGGGTCTGAAAAGTACATCCAAAGCCTTATCCGCGTCTTCGATGTGGTTGCTCATCGCCCCTCTTCTCCCTTGGTGTTTGCGAGAATCCATTCAGCCATTTTTCTGGCCTTCTGGGTTGGGAGGTGGTACGCCCCGGTGTTTTGTGTCGCTGGTTCCGGAATTCCTTCGAAGACGATGCCTCCGCCGTTTGGTGCGATCATGACGAAGAGTCCGTCGTCGATGGAATTGAATACTTTCGCGGTGTTCTTGCGGCCATTCTCATGCCACCATTGCTCAACTGCGCCTAATGGTCGATTCATTGTTCTTCTCCTAAAACGTCGTTCAAATTCATGCGGTCGATACGCCCCGCGAAGTGGTGTCCGATATGCCTGCGGGGTTTGCGCTCGGGGGCTTCGAGTTCGTGGCCTCGCCATTTGTCGGCCATGCGGGCGATGGCCTGGGTGAACGGGATACCCTGGTTGACGAGCGTGGGGATCTCACGTGACGCCAGCCACAGTTCGTCACCCTCAAGACCCGCCTGTATGAGCGCGGTGTCGATCTCGTTCCTGGTGAGCTTGGCGGCGGGTTTCTGCATGCGCCACAGCTCGTTGAGATCCCCGGGTGCGACGCGACTCCACGAGTGGGGCTGTCGGTTCCACAGCGAAAGCATGCGCAGCGCATCGTTCAACGTCATCTCCGGCACCATGGATGCAGCGAACAGTTGCACACCGGCATCGGAGAACTCCTGCCCGGTGGCTTCGGTGATCGCGGCGGCGAGGCGTTCGGGCTGGCCGCTTCTAGAATCCAAAGTCATTGTCCGTCTTCCTTCCCGTCAGTTGTGGCTGCTGTGCCTGTCGGGTGATCTGCGCGTTTCTGGCTCGTTGCATGTTCTGCTCGTAGCGTTCCTGTGCCTTGTTGCGATACCCCTGCTGCTGTGGCTTGTTGAAGTTGCTCGCGTTCAGGAGCCAGTTATTGAACGCCTGATCCCAGTTCGCGTACCGTTTTGCATTCGACTCTGCGTAGGCTTTGAACTTCTCCGCCTCGGTAGCCAGATCGATGCCCCTCTCGCCAGCGGTCTGCACATGATGCTCGCTTGGATGCCAGTCGTCGGGGATGAGGGTCTTCGAGGTTCGACGCTTCGAAGGTTTCGATGAAGCATCATCCTCTGGATGATTTTCTTCGCCCGCGTCTAATACATCGTTAGATGTATTAGGGTTCGGGTTCGGGTTCGGGAGGGGTGTTACACTATCTTCTTTTACGTCGCGTGTAACGCTGTTACGTTCGCGTTTCCTGCGCTCTCGTAACGCTGTTACACGTGCGTTGCTTTCCTCTCTTTTCCGCTGAATATCAGCATTCGAGAAATTGAAATCAAGAAAATCGTGAATCCTGAAACCGCTGTCAACTTCTTCCCAAAAACCCGACGCACACAATTCCTTCACCAGCTTTTTTGCAATGGTTTTGGGATTTCCTGAAGACCCTTCACAATTTCTCCATACGGTTTTTTGTGGAATAAAGCCGTCCGTACCATATTTCGACGCCCAAGCGCCACAACGCACCCACAGGCCCGAGGCGGCCAAACTGATCTCCAAAGTCTTAGGATGCTCCGCATATCCATCATCAACCTTGAACCACGTTATTTCAATCACCTCCTTCGCTCAGAACGTACCCATCTGAATAGTTGCCACGGTGTCGCGCTGCTGACTTACGCCACGCTTCACGCCTCTTATTTACGGTTGGGTCGTCTGTCTGATATACCCGTCGAAGGTTCTGCCAATTCGTCAGTTCTCTGAGATGTTGGGGATTGACGCATCCTTTGTTACAGCAAATATGGTCAATTACAAGCCCTTTGTCGGGCCATTTGTTGTGTGCTAGATACCACGAGACCCTATGGGCAAGTCTGAGTTTCCCGTTAAACCACACGACTCCGTATCCTCGACTATTTCTCGATCCGGTCCATATTGTGCAGCCAGAAGTATCATGATGGGAATATCTTGACATCCGATCGTTGATGGACGACAGACAGATGTTTTCTTGTTGTTCACTCATTCACTCACCGCCTGTTCCCGTAGCTCACGAAGTCTTCGATACAGTCTCGGAGCAGTGCCGTTAGAATTGTCTTTCTCGAGGTTATAGAGTGATTCCAGTTCATCCCAGTGGCTGACGATGTTCGCCCACTGGACGCTCACAGCAGACATCTCGGGAAGAATGTACCGCAATATTGGGTAGCTTTGGATCAACAACATGCAGCGTCGGAAATCCGAAGGGTCATAAGGGATCGCCGGGCAGCTACCGAATGAGTCCCCCACGCGGACGCCAGTCGCTCTCTGCACAATCGCGTCAGACGACATGCCTCGCTCACCGTTAGCTAGCCATAATGCGAATGTTTCTATTGGCAATGTCATGCCGTCACCGCCTTACGGGCAGCAGTGAGAGCTAATCGAGTTTTAAGCCTCCAATTATCTTTCACCTGGTCGGATGCCTTATCCCAATCAAGAGAAGCGCTGGGGTAATGCAGATTCCCGAAGAAAACTCGCGCCGCCGCTTCGATCTCCGCTTCGGTAGGCTCAGCAGTACGACCTTGCTCATATGCTTCTTGGATGTCGGATGATGCGATTCCCTCCAAATAGCATTCCTTCCCTTGGTAACCTTTTCGAGGCTCGTGATTAGGCCAGTATTGTGTTGGGAAATATCTCTTAGATTCCTGTTCAGCGATACTCATTGCTCCACCTCCTCATGCTGTAAACCGTTCGATTTATAGAGATAGTTTTCTTTGCGATACGGGTTTGGAGATGTTGGTTCCGTATTCTCCATACCATCCATCCAGCCTCGCGTATGCCCTTCATCCCACGCCTCAGCTCGTATCTGAGCATCGTGAGCAGCAAGCCAACGGTCAAACGCGGCTACTGAATCCTCATAACTAGCCGAATCACCATGCGCAAACATCTCACGGACAGTAACCGTCGATGGAATAAATTCTTGTGTCATGACTGCTTTCCTTTTCGTTTGTATTTGCCTCGCTGGCAGCCGCAGGATGTGCTCTTGCCCGCCGTGAGATTCCATTGCCTGACCCGACGTTGTTGGCCGCAGTCGCATTCGCACAGCCATGTCAACCCGTGGCCCGGGTCGGGTTCAGGGTCACCCAGAACGGTGAGCATCCCGTATCGTCTGCCTGTCAGATTCTCGGGTATGCTGAACCCGCCGAAACCATCCAGTTCACGGATGCGCTGCACCGATCGGCGCTCCGATGCCGGTTCGCGCAGCCATTCCGCGAGCATCCTCACGCCCGGATCAAGACCCGTCGCCCGCGTCATGATTCCTCCTGGATGATGAATCGGATGCGGTGCAGTCCCTGGACTCCGGTGGTTCCTTCCTCGCGTCTGAAGTCGGGGCCGATGACGTGTTTGGAATCGTCGTCAACCCAGAGTCCGGCGCTGGTGAACCCGTCGATGATGGGTTTCGCGCTCGGTGCCGCGTTCGTCGGGTCGGCCCTGTTGTTGGACGGGTATTGCACGTAGGCTGTCACGTGCGCCTGCTCGAAATGCACGCCCCTGGCCGCGTTCAGGCAAC